CCGATGCCGTGTGCCTCCTCCGGGAGCGCCTGCACTTTATCCGCGCCGACGGGTACCAGGCCCGGTCATCGCACGCCTCGACCTTGTTCGCGTGGGGTGACGAGTGCGTAGAGGCCCTGCGCCGCGCCAACCTCGGCTGGTACACGGTCCAAACGCTGGCACGGCGGGCCGTCGCGTGAACCGCCTCGCTGGGCGCTACGAGCCCGCGCCATGCCCCGTGGACGGGTGCGACCGGATGCACGGCGGCATATGGACCCCCGCCTCACCCGCGCGACGTGGGCAGGAACCCAGTCCTGCTCACTTCGGGCTGGTCAGGCCCCACGCCGACGCTGCCGATGGGTGGCAGCCGCGGGCGCGAGCCCGTGTCCAGGTCGGCACCCCCGCTGCCGAAGGGTAGCGACAGCGGGAGCCGGTGGTGCCCGTCCACCGGCTCCCAGCACCACTGAACGGGCGTACGGGAGAACGGGCAGATGACGACAGCAATCTCAGAGTGGACGACCGTCGATAAGTCGACGTGGGGTCCCGGTCCTTGGCAGGACGAGCCCGACAAGGTCCACTGGATCGACCAGAAGACGGACCTCGACTGCCTCATGGTCCGCAGCCAGCACGGCGGTCACTGGTGTGGTTACGTCGCGGTGACGGAGGGCCACCCACTGTTCGGCGTCGGCTATTCCGAGACGGACAAGCTGGTGCCCTTCGATGAGGACGGGCACAACCCACTGGACGTCCACGGCGGACTGACCTACGCGGACTTCTGCATGGAGACAGACGACGAGTCGCGGTTCGTCTGTCACGTTCCGCAGCCCGGCCGACCCGGTCGCGTGTGGTGGTTCGGTTTCGACTGCGCCCACTCACATGACCGTTCGCCGGGGTATGAAGCGCGCAACCCCGGGTTTTCGAGCGACTACCAACGCTATCGCGACTGCGGCTACGTCGAGCGCGAAGTCACGCGGCTGGCTCGCCAGTTGGCGGAGCTGGCCCGATGACCGACGACCACATCACCATCACCCTCGACGGGGCCGAGGCGCACGTCGTGGCCGCCGCGCTGGGCGCCTATCGGAAGCTGCTGGAGCGGACCGAGCCGGACCTGTCCGTGCTGCTGGATCGCATCGCCTTGCGCGCCGAACACAAGCTCGCGGACGCGATGTACGGCGGCGCGGACCTGGCGGTGGGCGACCACTACCTGTACCCGGTGCCGGCGTGATGACCGAGCCGCTGACCGCCGACGACGCCACACCCGACCACGCGTCATGGTGCTATCGACGCCACACCGGGGATTGCGTGGACGGACCATCCGGCACAGTCGCTCCCGACTGGGTCGCCCTCGCCGACGAGGTCGCTCTGCTGCGCCGCTGGCACGAGCTTCGCGCCCGCGCCGCCCTTCGCGCGCCTCGCCACCACCCGAGAGATTCCATGACGCCCTACACCGAGGCCGAGGATGCCGCGCTGGATGCCATCGAGGGCACCCACGCCGCCCATGACGACGAGCCCGATCCCGAGTGCGCCGACTGCCAGGAGCGGGCGGCCGAGCTGTGGGACCGGATGGCTGGGAGCTACTGATGGCCGTCCATCTGGCGCTGGAGCAGGGGTCCGATGCGTGGCTTGAGGCGCGCCGTAGCCTCGTCACGGCGACTGACATCGCGGTCCTGCTGGGGCTGTCGCCGTACCGCTGCGAGGCCGACCTGGCCGAAGAGAAGCTGACCGGCGTCGGACAGGAGGCGAGCCTGCGGATGCGCGTCGGCTCTGCCGTCCAGGATCTGATCGGCGAGGAGTACGCGCGGCGCACCGGCCGCCGCATCCATCGCTACCACGGCATGGTCCGCCACGACGACATCGAGTGGGCCGCCGCGTCCCCGGACTTCGGAGTGGTCGGCGAGCGTCGGCTGGTGGAAGCCAAGCGGACCTCCAGCCGGACGCGCTTCGCTGACGGCATCCCGCAGGACATCGAGGCGCAGGTGGCCTGGCAGCTCGGCATCACGGGCTTCCCCGTCGCCGACGTGGCCGTGCTGGTGGGCGATGACGACTTCGCCATCTTCGAGCAGCGGGCCGACCCGGCGCTCTTCGCGGACCTCGTCGTGGTGGCCGAAGGCTTCCGCGCGCGGCTTGCTGCCGGCGGGCCGTTCGCCCGTGACGCCGCCCGCATCCGGCGCGACCACCCGTCCGACGACGGCTCCGAGATGGTCGCCGATGCGGATATCGCCGAGGCCGTCCGGGCGCTGCTCGCGACGCGCGCCGACCGCAAGGCGCTGGAGTCCACCGAGGAAGCCATCGAGTCGGCCATCAAGGCTCGCATGGGCGAGGTCGCGACCCTCGTGGGTCAGGGCTTCCGCGTCACCTGGAGGCAGACGAAGTCATCGGAGCAGGTCGACTGGAAGTCGGTCGCCGATGGCCTTCTGCGGCAACTTCCCGAGACAGAGGCACAGGCCCTCGTCGGGATCGCAACGACGGTCAGGCAGGGCTTCCGACCCTTCCGCGTCACGCTGGACAAGGAGTAGGACATGGCGATCGAAGTCGTTCCCTCGGTCACGGACCCGCGCGAGTTGACGCTACTGCGCGCGGTCGGGCTGGACCGCGTGAGTCCCGAGCAGCGCGAGCTGGCGCTGAACATCGCGCAGCGGTACGAGCTCGACCTCATGCTCAAGCACCTTGTGATGATCGACGGCAAGCCGTACATCACCCGTGACGGTCTGCTACACGTCGCCCATCGCTCTAAGGAGCTTGACGGCATCGAGACGACGGACCCGATCCTGGCAGACGGCTACTGGCGGGCCTCGTGCTCGGTGTACCGCAAGGACATGAGCCGTCCGTTCACCTACAGCGGACGCTACCCGGAGAAGGGCGGCAACGCCAAGTTCGCGCCGGAGATGGCGGTCAAGGTCGCCGAGGTCATGGCTCTGCGCCGCGCCTTCGACGTGGCCGCCCCGGTCATCGAGGAACGGTGGGACATAAACCTTCCGGCTGCGGAGCCCGTCGCCCGCCCGTCGCTGGCCGAACGAGCCGCCGCCGCCCGCGAGGCCGTGACATCGGGGATGTCAAAGGCCGCGTTCGTCGCCGCGCTGAAGGACCACGGCATCCCGGCCAAGTACGCCGCCGACGTTCGCCAGGGCATGTTCCCGGACGGCACCGAGCTGACCGATGCCCAGCGGCAGGCGCTCCTCGATGAGCTGCTGACTTGGGAGCCGGAGCCTGTTGAGGAAGGCGCCGTGGTCGAGGCCGAGTCGGTGCCGATGCTGCCGCTCGATGACGAGGAACGCGCGCTGATCGCGGGCGGCCTGAAGTGACTGACGACCTCCCGTTCGACTACCCGTCCGCGGCCAACCCCGGAGCGGCACCCGCGAAGGTCTGCCGCCGACACGAGTGGTTAATGGTTCTCGACTTCACCGATGGTCGCCAGTCGGGGATTGTCTGCCAGCGCTGCGGCAAGGTCCGCGACGATGCCCTTGTCCGCCGCGGGCGCACCTCGCGGTCACGCGGGAACGCTGCCGAGCTCGTGGTGGCCCGTCACCTCGGCGGCAAGAAGATGGGGCCGCTTGGGCTGCCGTGGGACGTCGAGATGCCCGGCTACGCCCGACTCCAGGTCAAGAAGCTGGCGACTGCGCCTTCCCTGCGCTTCGTGGCCTCCGAGCTGGCCCGCATCGGGTCCGGCGCGGAGATGCCGGGCTTCGTCTGGGTCGAGCCGGGACGCGGCGGCGAGCGTCTGATCGTGTTCCGGCTGGCTGACTTCGCGGAGCGGCACGGCATCCCGGAGGTCGAGGCATGACCGTACACGAGCGGCCCGTCGGCGCGACGGTCGAGTGGTACACGCCGCCGAGCCTGTTCGATGCGCTCGGCATCCACTTCGACTTGGACCCCGCGTCACCCGTCAATCTCCCGCACTGGATCCCAGCATATGAGTGGTACAGCCAGGACGGCGAGACCCTGCCGTGGTTGGGTCGCGTATGGCTGAACCCGCCATACGGTCCTGCGCTCCCGCGGTTCGTCGATCGCATGGTTCGCCATCGCCACGGCGTGATGCTCACCGCCTCCCGGACCGAGACGCGATGGTGGCAGCAAGCCGCCGCCTCAGCCGATGCCGTGTGCCTCCTCCGGGAGCGCCTGCACTTTATCCGCGCCGACGGGTACCAGGCCCGGT